TTTGCATGGAGTATGTTCCTACAGCCGTATTGTACCCAGCTCCAGTATCACTTTGCATACTCGAAAACCCGATGGCAACGTCCTGACCCTGGGCCGGGGCCGAACTGATCATGGCTTGTGCGCCTATGGCGACGTTGTACCCAGGTCCCGTGTCGCTCTGAAGCGTGTTTGTTCCGAGTGCAGTATCGTACCCGACAGATGGGGTGGCGTTTTGCATGGACTGGTACCCAATAGCCGTGTCGTAAGCCCCGGGGTCGTTCAGAAGCACATTCGCACCGAGAACCGTATCGGTCGACACGAGATTTGCACCCCGTCCGACACGAACAGGTCCTGCAAATATATCGTTTGTGGATACGAGTGATGTGACGTTGAGAGTCGCGATATTTGCGCGAGTCGCTATGAGGTTTGTGGTCAATGAATTTAGGTTTGAAATTGTGATAACATTGAGGGTCCCCACGTTCGCAGTCGTAGATATTAGGTTGGTGGTCAGTGAGGACAGATTGGAAATCACCCTGACATTGAGTGTTCCTACATTTGCGGTTGTAGCCACGAGGTTTGTGGTGAGTGAGGACAGATTGGAGATCTGTCCAACGTTTAGAGTTACGACATTGGCTACAGAGGCTACAAGGTTTGTGGTCAGTGAATTTAAGTTTGAAATTGAGATGACATTGAGGATCCCGACGTTCGCAGTTGTAGCCACAAGGTTTGTGGTCAGTGAATTTAAGTTTGAAATTGAGATGACATTCAGAATTCCTACATTTGCTGTTGTAGCTACAAGGTTCGTGGTCAATGAGGACAGATTGGCAACTGAGAGAACGTTTAGGGTTCCTACGTTCGCGGTCACGGCCGTCAAGTTGGTCGTGAGTGAAGACAGATTAGAGATCTGTACGACGTTTAGAGTCCCAACATTGGCTGTCGTAGCTGTGAGATTGGTGGTCAGTGAATTTAGGTTTGAAATTGAGAGAACGTTCAGAGTCCCGACATTGGCCGTTGCAGCCACCAGGTTTGTGGTCAGTGAATTTAGGTTTGAAATTGAGAGAACGTTCAGGGTCCCAACATTGGCTATAGATGCGACCACATTGGTTGTAAGTGAGAACAGATTAGAGATCTGTCCGACGTTCAGAGTTCCTACGTTCGCTGTTGGAGTCACGAGGGTAGCAGTGTTTGAAGNCCCTGAGACGTTCAGTGAAGTCAAAGTCCCAACGCTGGTTATGTTCGGTTGGGCCGCCTGGGAAACAACCAAAGCCACAGTGGCGTTTGCCACGTTTCCAACAAGGTTCGATGAATTGAGAGATGAAATTGATGACCCGTTTCCGGCGATGTTTGTAAAAGTGGCCGTTCCAAGGACGTAGAGGTTCGACCCGTTCGGGGGGTTACTGATTGTACCAATAGACACACCGTACCCGTAGGCGACGTTTCCGTTCACGTTTGTCCACTGACTCGTAGCCGTGAAACCAACATTCGATACAGAGGTGACTCGACCGTACTGATCGACAGTCACTTGGGACACGTTTGCAGAGGACCCATAGGTTCCTGCAGTTGCTCCGCTTGTTGGGAACACGCTCGTCGAAAGAGTCCCGAGACTCACATTTGCTGCATTTATGTTTGAAATTGCAGACCCGTTTGATGCGACGAGAAGACCCTGGACCGAAAGCCCTGTGAGCGTCCCTACGGAAGTGATGTTCGGTTGGGCCGAGGTGACAACAGACTGGGCGGTTGCGACCGTTCCGTCAATAGACGATGCTGGGACGTTTGTGAGACTCGCCCCAGATCCCGAAAAGGTTCCTGCAAATACCGTACCAATCACGGAAAGACTCGTGAGTGTTCCCACAGAGGTTATGTTCGGCTGAGATGCTTGGGACACGACCTGGGCCGTTGTTGCCGAAGCAACAACCCCTGTGACGCTCGAGCCGGGAACGTTCGTGAGACCAGACCCAGATCCCGAAAAAGTTCCAGACGACGTGGTCCCCGAGACAGTCAGTGACGTCAAAGTCCCTACGGACGTGATGTTTGGCTGGGACGCTTGTGAAACCACGAGTGCTAGTGTCGCTTGTGCAACGTTTCCAGTTACGTTTGACCCTGCAATGTTCGAGAGCGCGTTTCCATAGATGAGCGCACTATTCACGATACCAAACGCCAGGTTCGAGGCGTTCAGGTTACTCAAAACGTTTCCTGTGACGTATCCTGTAATGTTCGAAACTTGGATGTTACTGATCGTGTTTCCGTAGATGAGTGCACTATTGATGACTCCAAAAGCCAAGTTCGAGGCGTTCAGGTTGCTTATGGTATTTGGTAAAAGGCCTACTATGTTTGAAAACTGGATATTACTTAGTGTGTTTCCGTAGACGAGAGAGCTATTGATGACCCCAAAAGTCAGATTTGAGGCGTTCAGGTTGCTTATTGTATTTGGTAAAAGGCCGACGATATTTGAAAACTGGATATTACTTAATGTGTTTCCGTAGACGAGAGAGCTATTGATGACCCCAAAGGACAGGTTCGAGGCGTTCAGGTTGCTTATTGTATTTGGTAAAAGGCCGACGATATTTGAAAACTGAATATTGCTCAGCGTATTTCCGTAGACGAGAGAGCTATTGATGACCCCAAATGTCAGGTTTGAAGCGTTCAGGTTACTTATAGTGTTTGGCAAAAGGCCAACGATATTTGAAAATTGGATATTACTTAGTGTGTTCCCATAGACGAGAGAGCTATTGATGACCCCAAAGGACAGGTTCGAGGCGTTTAGGTTTGAAAGGCCTGCACCGTTTCCAAAGTATGCTTGACCCAGAACAATATTGAGGTTCGACGTTCCGAGCACGTTGAGTGTCATTGGACCAAAGACTGTTGCTGAATTTGCAAAAAGACTCGTCACGTTCAGAACGTTCATGTTCGAGGTTCCTTGGGCCAGAATGTTCAGAGTATTGATGTATGGAATTGTGAGCGTGTCAAAAAGGAACGAAGTATTTGTTGCATTTGAAATGAACGCTCCATTGACAGATAAGGTGTCCGAGACGTTGAGACTTGTAACGTTTGCCGTTCCCAAGACGTAGAGATTCGAACCCGGTGGTGGATCACTTAGTGTTCCGATGGAAACACCGTTCCCGTAGGCTACGTTTGCATGGATAGTCGTCCACTGGGACGAAGTGATGGCAACGTTCGATGCATTTGAGACGCGACCGTACTGATCTACGGTGATTTTCGATACGTTTGCACTCGAACCCCATGTTCCCTGGGCGTTGTTGAACACAGGTAAATTTGTACTCAAAATTGCATTCTGGAACGAAATGTTCGTCGTTGTGACTGAGTTTGTTACATACAGGTTTGTGAGGCTCGCCGGACCGCTTAGGTTTGACGCATTCAGGTTTGAAAGGCCTGACCCGTTTCCGAAAAAGATACCACCTTGGACCGTCCCGGCTTGGAGTGTGCTTATGTTCGCTGTACCTGAGATGTTAATCGAACTGTAAATAATGTTTCCGACGATTTGTCCGACAACGTACAAGTTTCCTGTAAAGGTTCCGTCCTGACTGATGATGTTACCAGCTATGACGTTCCCGTTTGTGTTCAGGACGTTTGATGCGATAATCACGTTTGCTGGAGGGCACGGCTGAGACGGTGCTGGTATGTACCCTCCATTGGCGATGCTATCGCACATCTCTAGTAAAGGTTAATATTTACTTTCGGGCAAAGATCACAAGCAAAAGACCAAGGAGAGCAACTGCAAATATGATATACAATTTCGTCTTTTCACCAGAGTCCCATGGAACGGGTGGTGGAAGACTATCTGGTCTCTCCGGCTCTTCGGGGACTGGTATTGTCTCGAAACGAAGTAAAAACATGTTCCGCCCAAGGTCCCGCCCGAGAACATTGTCGTAAAACAAAGACCCGTTCCCTGCATTTCTCCATGAAATTGTCAATCGATCTATACTGTCGATACGGGAAGGATACTCCGTGAATATCTTATAATTTTGGGAGTAAAATTCGTTATTATACGTGAAGCTCGTATTTGAAAAGGTTTGTGTATTTGAAGCGAGTGAGATGGCCGCCTTGACGGGTACAAACGCAAAAGCTCCTGAAAAAGCGTTTGAGTTGGGGACAATGACGTTATTTCCGGTCGTGTTAAGAGCCGAAGCAACAAGGGTCTGGGTCGACCGAAGCTCTTGGATATCCAAAGTCAGATACTGTGAACTGAAGACGTTCGGCAACATGGCCGAAAGGACCTCAACTTTCGAAATGTTATGAAGAGGAGTCGACAGATACAGAGTATATGAATTTGAATTTGGGTACAAAATTTGGTTCCGGTTATTGGAATCTACATACACGACGTAGTCCATCTAGTAAAATAGAATATTTTACTTCGGGTCCATATGGCGCCTAGGCCTGTGCTTCTGACCAGAACAGGTTGACCTGAACAGGTCCACTGGGGGCTGTGCTACTGTTATTCTGGACCAAAATTGTGAGAACATCTGGTCCATCCGGAAACGGTTGGTTCCCACCTATGACAGCATTTGTCATTTCCTTGAGCGCCGAAAGATCCAGGTTGTTTTGGTTATTTCCTTGAACGATTGTCTGGAAAATGCGCTCACCTGGTTGAGGAACTGTCGTAATCAAATTTCCAGGATAAATCTGTGCAAAGCTCGGCTGACCACCCTGTGAATTTACAGAGATCCACGATGTCGTGTTGAACGCTACGTTTGAAGGGTTCAGGTACCCTATGGTAGTGACTGTGTTGGCACTCGTCACCTCGAGTTTTTGCAAAAGCATTTGTGCACGGTTCAGCAGGTCCCGAGACCCTATATCTCCTATGACACCGTTTGAAACAGATGGAGCCAAACGAATAGCAAATGCAGGTAAGACAGAACCGGCCGTGACGTTGACACTGACATTTGCATAGTTGAAAAAGTATCCACGATCGTTATCAAAGTTTCCATCCATCAAAAAGGCCGAGCCCCAGTGCGTCAGACTTGGCGTACATGTGACACTCACAAGAGTCACGGTCGTTCCCGCCACGTGTGTCGAGGCGCTCTGACCTGTAAAAATACGATTAATGTCATTGATGTTATAATTGAGTGAAGTGCCACGGGCCGCCACAGTGAACGTGTTTGCAGTCTTGGAAGAGTAGCTTATAAGCTCTTGATCAATCTGGAGAGTTCCAGATGGTGGGAAGTATGTTGTCAACTCGTTAATTGGGATGGTTGTCTGTCCTGCTGTCAAGGCCGTTGCCAAAGTACCCACGGCCGATTGACACTCGTTCACAAGCTCGTACCGAACAGGCATGTTGCCTGTACGCATGTACGACTCGTCATTGATGTTGTTGTTTCGGATTCGGTGAGCATAGACCCAGTTTCCGTCGGCACCACGCATCATAAAGTCTATGAAACCGGCACCGTACCACGTATATTGAAGCCCTGTCATTTGCATCTTTGTAAGATCAACCTTGAATCCAGACGCCCCGTTTCCATCAATCGTATCTCTGTTAAATTGGCTCTGAGGAGTGCGAATTTCTTTGATACGACACACGGTCGCTGGTGCGTTTAACGGGATGTTCGCCGCGCCGCGGAACGGTGGATTGAAGGTCAGAACACCCTGCCCCTGAATAGAAGTGATTTGATGGGTCATTCCCTTGATCGTAATCTTATCATTCACGCGAAGTTGGTCTTGGAACCGCGTGTTTGGCAGAACAAAGGTTGTGGCACTGGGCGTCCCGCTGATTGCTGACGTTGCTGGCGTGAACGCGACCGTGACGCTCGTTGGAGTCGTGGCAGTGACCCAGCACACACCCAGCACCCCGAATCCACCCAAAAGTGTCGTGTACATGTTCGCCTTGACGGTATGACTCGCGACCGTGATTGTTGCAGACGTGTCACCGACAGCAACTGAGATGGATGATGGAGTCGTAAGGGCTCCCGTCGTGCTCGTAAGAGTTCCATACAAAACTTGGGAATTTACGTTTGTATTTGCGGTTCCAGATATTTGAAACGTCGATGACCGTTTGACAGCAAACAGAGTCTGACCATCATATTCCCAGAACATTCCGTTCTGATCGTCGAAACAGCCCGCGCGTACAGAGGCTCCGTGCCAGGCTGACATGATGAAACGAGGCTGATCGGCCAAAACAGGTGTTAGAGTACTTATCTGACCAGTGGACAACACGTTGATTGTTTTACTGTCAATGATAGAATTCACAGTGTATGTTCCATTCACATTCGCGGTTGAAATACCCTTGATGATAATCGTAGCGCCTGGTTGAGGAACGCCGTGTGAAATGGACGTCGTTATCGTGATGTTTGAACCGACGGGGGCGGGAAGGGAGCCGGCGTCGACGCTCACTGTCGAAATATCATTGTTTGGGCAGAAGAGCGTTCCTGATGACCACAAAAGGCCTTTGCCAGACTGGTACCGAAACACCTTCTTGGACTGACGCGTAATTGCTGCACCGTACGAAGGCTGGTTCGGAGTCATGAGCACACCGCCATCAAACGGGCGGTGAACAGCGTATGAATATGGATTCATGTAAATATTAGAGATGGCAGCAGTTAGAGTGGCACCTGTAATTGTTGATGTGCAAACAATATTAAAAGTATTTAAACTCGTGACATTTGAGACGAAAAAGTTGCCGTTAAAAGAAGTGCCAGACGCGTTCGCCGTCAAGGGCGTTCCAGGCATGAGCCCATGGGCCTGTGCCGTAGTAACGAAGACGTTTGTCCCTGGAGACCCGTCAGCCGTGACGGTCAACAGTGGAATTTTCACCTGACCGCTATTGAAGATGCCGCCGCGACGAAGAACTGTTCCCGCCGTTTGAACGTTTGAAGAGGTGGTAATTGAAACAAGACCCTTTGCAATATAATTTGCAGTGTTCGATGTTGTGTTGTTATTTGCCGTGATCAAAAAGAACCCTTCGGCGCGATCGGCATTTTTCTCAGCGTTTGAAAGACCTTGAATAGAAATAACGGTTCCTATGGGTGGTGGCAGAGAGGTGACGTTTGAAAAGTACACTGTTATATTGGATGTCGCCGTTCCGTCACTCACAACATTCGAAATTGCATAATCCGTCCCTGGAATTTCAAAAAAACTTGGGAACCGGCGAAGTTCCTGATACGTTTGCCATTTGGTTGCCTGGAGGCCGTACTCGAAATCCGCATCAATAAGCGACTGACCGAGGGACACGCGCTGACGTTCGATAGCGTCTGTCCCGAAATCATATGGCCTCACCTGGGTCAAGCCTTGGTAAAGACTCCCCTGTGTGCCGTTCAAGTTCATTACTTTATAGAGAGGTTTTTTAGCTCACGTGTCACTCTCAATTTCAAGTGTGAATGACCAATCGAGACCGTTATTATTAATCACGTTTCCAAATCGATCTACGACTGTTATGATAAGACGGTCAAGACGATTCGACCTGTCTGTTACGAGCACTTTCTGGACCCAGTTTGAACTTTCTGTGTACTGAATGATACTTCCGGATCCTCCTGTAACTGGTACCTTGTAGGTAATCTGCTGTCCATCCAGCGAAGATGTTCCGATATTTTGGATCCAAATTGATATATACGTATCAAAGTTGATAATATAGCTATTAGTTGCAGTAATAGATGTACCAGTTTGTCCGTTTGTAAACCCGAGGAAAGAGAGGAGGGTGAGGGGTTGGACATTCATGGTGACGGTTCCAGAGTTTGAAACAAACGAGAACTGATTCGTAACTGAAGACGAACTAAAAACACCAACTGCATTCGTTACTGCATTGTTCAATGCAGAAGTAAGAGACGCCAGTGTGTAATTCCCCGGAGTTATCGTATATGTAACAGAGTTTACGTTCATCGTGTTATACGGCGCTCGAACGTTGTAAAAACCTACTGGGATCTGAGCATCTTTGAGAGCAGCTGAGCGAACGGCCCGATGGCGATTCCCGAGGATAACAGTTGCCTGAAAAGGATTTCCATTCTGTTTTGAAACAGAAGGCTGACCCACCTGACCCGAGTACGTCTCGACGGTTCCCGCCGAAGCTGTATCAACATGTATCTGGTACGTGTTCATTCTGTTTTATACTTAGCTTATTTTTCCAACAGAGAGCCACCCACGCCATCGGCGATGGCATAGTCGCGCTGCTGGTCACGGACGTACTCACCAGAGTCGCACAGACCACCGGGGGTCAGGCCCTGAGTGTAGTACGCCGCCTTCTCGGACGGGCCTGGGACACAGTCCAGACCGACCTTCAGATCAAAGATGCTCTTGGGGTCAGCCTTGGCATTGGGACCGGCGACCGTCACGATGTCCGCAGGCTCGTACGAGCTCCCCTTGCCCTGGACCAGAATGACCAGGATCGCCAGGAGCAGACCAATGATGATTGCATGGACCAGCATCTTTCCAAACTTGAACGCCATTTACGAATAGTCTATATTTTTTTCGGGTCCTGAGTCCAAGTCGGTCGAAGACCGACTTGTCCAGGTCCGAACCGCGTTAAAGGGAACAATCACTTTTCTTTAAAAGTCTTAGACCATGGAGTTTTCTTTTGATACAGGTGCTGGACAGACGATGAACATGGATGACGATGAGGCGAAAATGCTGGACGAGATTTCGATCGTTCCCCCTGAAAAGAAGATTCCTATAAAGCCCAAACCGGCTCGTCCAAGTCCATTTGCAAAGCGCTCTCCCGGTCCTAGTGCACCGACTCCTTCACCTGATGAGGGTCTGGACATGTTCATGAACCCTGGAAAGCGTACTGCTCCGCCTCCACCTCCTCCAGAGGAGTTTGATGGGGGCGAGGAAGGTGACGAGTACGAAGGTCAGGAAGAGGGTGGTGA